ACCTAGAGATGAAACCTAGAGATGAAACCTAGAGACGTGGTAACCTACTAGCTCTCTAAATGATCGATCAAAATGCACACTCAGTGCGTTATACAATGCTACTAAACCATTTTACACCGCCTAGAGTCGTGTTAAGCTTGGCACGCGGAATGCACCCTAGTTCCTTAAGGGGTGTGTATGTCGGCTTTTAAAGATCGTGATAATTTACTTTCCTATCAACTGTTAAAAGTAGTTGCAATTTCTGACGAACCTGTCGGGTCCTACGCGCTACTGTCGTTTCGCAATAACGAACGCGGCACGTTTTTGGAGTCTATTGCATTTGGGGATGAGGCGTGGTGTGCCGCGTTTATTCCAGGTAGGTTTGATAAAATTGAGCGGGAAAAGACGTTTGAAATGCAAACAGAAGCAAACGGAGCATGGTATTTGTGACAGCGCAAGATGAAATTGACGAATTACGTAACAGGCTTCAGGTGGCTTACGATGCTCTTAAAACATATCAGAGGCAACTAGAGCGGACGCTGGAACAGCTTTCGTCCGTAAAGTCAAATCTAAAAAATAACCATGCCGATTTAAGACCCTTTGAGCGCACTTATATTTCAGGAGCTATCTAACGTGTTTAAACTTGACCCAAATGTACTTAATGAAAAATACTCGCAATTATGCGCAAAATATGCCCACGCAACTCTCATGGTTAAGCAGTGGTCCAAAGATGCCGCCGCCGTTGAAGCGGAGATTCTTGGTTTAAATTCCGTAAACGCTGTTCTATCTGCTCATGCAGTTGTGGAGGAGGAGTATGAACCACGGAGAACGCAACAAAAAACCGACACCGATGGTGAAACGGGATTTTCTGGCGTTACGGGATGAGTGGTACCAGCGCCTCAAGGATGAGGGATTTAATGATATTGAGACCGATTCAAATCCCTCGAAAACCATGACTCTCAAAACATGGGATTCCTTTAAATTTAGCCGCCTGAAAAGTGACTTTAACGATAAGACGCACCGACAATGGAACAATATCACAATGGAGACAACACAAATTTACTTTACTAAATTAGAGCAGTCTACATCACGGATAAGTTTTGTTAACGATCAAGAACGCGACATATGGGAGCATTTTACCCAAGGTGTCTCAGTGGACGCGATTGCTAAGAAGTTCAAAATTACCTTTTACCGCGCCGATAGAACTGTTCGCACATTTCTCAGGAGACTTAAATATGATCAGCCCAAAGACTAATCTAGCCACCACGCGCATTGACGTGAAAACAGTTTCGCGCGGTCGGTTATGCACGCGCGTATACTCAAATAAAGCTATTCAACTAGGAAACAGTATGGCCACCACGCTGCATAAAATTCACGGTGCGGTTATGGAGTATGTCCCTAATGAAGGCGTCTACATTACCTACCAGGGTCAAGAGGGTTTAGTACCTATCGGCAACTTGCAGGAAATATGGTTTGAAACCGATAAAACCTAAGTCACGTAAAAAAAAGAACCTTCCGGGGATTAGTAATAACCGCACCATACCCAGCAGGAATGAAGATTTACGCGCTCAGAAGTTAGAGACAAAACGGAAGGGTAATACTCTTTTGTGGTTGTCAGAGGAGGTCACGCGAAAACTCCTCCAGGAAACAAACCTTCCTAATATCGTGAAGTCGCTCCTAGTCACTATTGAGGATTCAAAACTGCCAGGGAACTCACTTCTGTTTTTTAAGTTGCTAGATACCATTTACGGTAAAATGGATGATGTCACGACGGATTTAGATTTAACAGAGGATGAGCGGAATATTATTTTCCTCTGGAGACAGAAATCCAGTCAAGCTAGGGGACAGCACTCCTACGAACAGGACTCCATTGAAGTTAACCCCCAAGACATTACGAGCGAGGAGGATGCGTAGTTACGACACGTTTTTTAAGCATGTCGCAGCGCAGGGCCACCCTTCACGAATCCTTGACCTTAAATATCCCCAACAACACTTTTTCGTCACCGACCCAGCAGATAGGTTAGTGGCGTTATGCACTCGACGTGCTGGCAAAACGACAGGTGTGGCGCTTCGTTTAATTCGAGCGATGCTAACTTATCCGCACACCCGCAGTAGATATATCGCTCTGACGTTTGATTCCGCTCATGAGATTATGTGGCCGGTGTTACTGGACCTAGATAAACGGTTTCAACTGAGATCGATTTTTACTGAGAGTAACTTAACCATGAAGCTCCCTAATGGCTCATCGTTAAGACTTTTTGGTGCGGATATGAAAAACTTTATAAACCGCCTAAAAGGTGTGAAGTGCCCCGCTATTGCTATTGATGAGGCGCAGGACTTTGGTCCGCACTTGGAGTCTCTCATTTACGACGTACTAGAGCCATCCTTAGCCGATTTTAAAGGTTCGTGGCTGTCCCTCACTGGTACACCTGGTCCATTCCCTCGTGGTCTATTTTACGAGATGAGCGAACAGAAAAAATACGGCTACTCTGTTCATCGTTGGTCGCTATTTCAGAATCCATACCTCCCTGACCCTCGCGGGTTTGTCGAGAAGATCAAAACCAAGCGCGGCCTCACTGACGAACACCCTACCATTCAGCGCGAGTATTATGGTAAATGGGTGCTGGACGTTGAGTCACTTCTCATTCAATACGAGGAGGCACGCAACACGTTTTCCGACCTACCCGAAAGCACCGAGTGGCACTATATTTTAGGTGTCGACATAGGTCATAAGGATTCCGACGCCATAGCCGTTATTGCTTACAGCGATAAATCAAAAACAGCCTACCTAGTTGAGGAGTTAATTACAGCCAGGCAGGACTTGAGCGAACTAGAGAGACAACTCAACACCCTCATTGAAAAATATCATCCACACTCGATCATTATGGATGAGGGCGGACTAGGTAAAAAAATAGGTGAGGAGTTTAGGCGCCGCAAGGGAATCGCTGTAGAGGCTGCGGATAAGTCACGTAAAATGGAAAACGTCGCACTCCTAAATGACGCACTCAGGTGTGGAACATTTAAGGCGCGCTCAACTTCACGATTCGTCTCAGACTCCTACCAGGTGCAGATTGATTATGATCGAAGCACACCAGACCGCCTAGTGGTTAAGAGCGGATTTCACTCGGACATTATCGACGCTGTGCTCTATGCATTTAAAAAATGTCCATCGTGGTCCTATCAGGAGCCTCCTCCTGTTCTGAAACCAGGGTCACAACCTTGGATTGACCGCGAGGTGAGTGACCTAGAGGCGAGTGCGGAAGCGTATTTCTCTGAACTAGAGCGTAACGCCTAGCGTCAACACTCCCACCATTAAGAAGGTGGGTGCTTAATGTTACCGTTTTTTGATTCTAAAAAGCTCTCTGGTGGCGTCCTTATGCGCCAAAAAAAACCTAGCGTCGAGGTTGCCTCAGAACAGATTGAGCCGGAAGGTGAGGACGACCCTATCATGAGGTCACTCTCTACCGACCTCTTGAGCGCCATTCAGGAAAAGTCCGTCGTGAAGCTTGCCGCCTCCATTAAAGAGATTTTTAACCATCTTGAGATGCAGCCACACGATGAAATGGAAATGGACGATTTTGAAGGGAGTTACGAGTGAATAAAGATTCAGGAAGTGACCATAAGAAACGCATGGCTATTGCCTACCTGGTCCAGCGGCGCGGACGCAAAGACGAGGATGATGGCGCACCACAAGGCATGTCATCGGGCGGTCTAGCTGGAGAAGTGGAGCGACGTGGAACGATTGCCTCCCATAATACTGGCAGACCAGAGCACGCTAACCTCAAAATGGGTCGCACTCCGTCTGTTCCTTCCTACGCCGATATTACGCCTAAAACCTTCGCGCTGGGTGGTTTGGTTGAGAAAATCCTAGAACGAAAACTTGGCAGTCGCACCAGAGACGATCGCCCAGAAGGGGATGAGTCGCTTGATAATTTTGGATCCGAAAACCATCCAGACAACGATTTCTTATCACCAGAGGAAGACACGGAATATTCCCACCTCAATATTTTCGACTACCACGAACCAGACGCAGAACTCAGACGAAAAGAAGCGATTAAAAACTCACTCCGTAGCGCCTGGAAGGATAAGCGATGATAGCAGATAGCGAATTGCGCCGTATTAGTAGACTTGCGTCAAAAATGAAGCGCCTCGGGATCTTGAATTATAAAAGTGGGGACATGGAAATAACTCTGTCACCGCAGGCGCTAGTCCTAGTTCCAAGAAAGCGCCGCAAAAACTTCAAACACAAGGAGGCGGAGGAGGATGAGGACCAGGAACAGGACGCTCCAGAAGTCATGGCCGAAGCTCAAAGACTCGGGATGAGCGTGGAAGAATACAAAATCCTAACCTGGAATAATCCGCCCGTTTAACGATGCATAAAATTACACCGCGCGCCTCATCGGATACCATACAGGTTAAAACCACCACCAAAACCAAGCTGACACCGCAAGTGAATGACTGGTGGAACTCGGGCAGTAAAGGGGAGCTTCACGAGAAGTTCCTCTCAAGCGTTGTATCTGTGCGTGCTGACGCTGATTTTAGGCGGCGTAAATACGAGATCTTCGCCACCATGTACGGCGGTAGTCCGCTATTCAGGAACGTCAGAAGTCCCTCAGTGCGGTCATCCTCTATGAGTGGCGGACCAGCGAAAAACAGACCCACCATGTCCGTTGTGACCAGCGGCATTGATACCCTGGTCTCTAAGCTTTCTATGCAGCGCCCGCGTCCCGTCTTTCTGACCGACAACGGAAAATATAGGCAACGCAACCTCGCTAAAAAACTCTCAAACTTCATTAATGGCGAGTTCTACCGCACTAACGCCTATGAGTTAGGTCTAAAGACCCTTAAGGACGCGTGCGTGTTTGGGTCTGGTATCTTGAAGGTACTAGAAGGTCAGGACCACAAGATAACCCTGGAGCGTAGGCTACCTCACGAGCTGTTTGTTGACCCGATTGACGCGTTCCATGGTGAACCACGTCAGCTTTACGAGCAGAAATACATTGCCCGTAGCGTGGCGCGCTCCATGTTCTCAGGTAAGGGCGCGATGATTGACCGCCTCAATTCCAATTTCAGCGAGCACGTCTCGGGTGACTCCATTAACGTAGCGGACCAGATCGTCGTCTACGAAGGGTGGCATCTTCCAAGCGGACCAGACGCGACCGATGGGATGCGGGTAATTGCGTGTGACGAAGGTGTGCTATTTGAGGAGCCGTGGGAAAAGGAGTCATTCCCATTTGTCGTTATGGACTACAGCACGGAGCTGACTGGTTTCTTCGGGTGGGGCGTTCCTTACCAGATTTTTGGCACTCAGATGGAAATCAACTCTATCCTAAAAACCATTACAGACTCCATGAACCTGGTCGGTGTACCGCGCGTGTTTGTCGAGGCCGGTAGCAAGGTCCTCAAGGCTGCACTCAACAGCTCAGTCGGAACCATCGTTGAGTACCGTGGCACCAAGCCTAGCTACGAAGTGGCTCCTTGCGTACCTGTGGAAATGTACGGGCAACTTGAGCGCCTGGTTACCTACGCCTATCAGCAGATAGGAATCTCTCAGTTAGCGGCCAATAGTCAGAAACCTTCCGGCTTAAACTCAGGTGCAGCTCTACGTGAGTACGATGATTTACAGACTGACCGATTTGCCGATCTATCACGCAGGTATGACCAGTTTTACACTAAAATGGCTTATCAGATGATTGATCTCGCAAAGGACATCGTAAAGCGCGAGGGTGAGTACAACACGATCTTCGTGGATAAAGCGCAAGGTATTCAGGAAATCTCGCTTGATGATTACAAATCACTTGATGACCCTTACGTCATTCAGTGCTTCAACTCCTCCTCACTCCCAAGGGAGCCAGCCGCGCGGTTAGAGCGTGTCACTGAAATGATGCAGGCGGGGTTAGTGAGTCCGCAAGAGGGTAGGAGGCTGCTCGACTTCCCTGATATTTCTCAGACTGATAAGCTGGAAGCAGCTGCTGAGGAGCGCATCTATAAGGTCCTTGACGACATCATTGAAACAGGAAAATACACCTCGCCTGACCAGTTCATGGCACTCGACCAGGCGCTTAAAATAGCTACGCAATATTACAACATGTACAGCGTGACCGATATAGAACCAGACAGACTCACTCAGCTTGAGCGGTTCATCACGCAGTTAAGCGATCTCTTGACTGCGATGATGCCGCCACCTCCAATAGACCAGACAGGTGGAGCACCAGCTCCCATAGGTCAGCCGATGGCTCCACCTGTCTCTGACTTAATGCCCGTAGCGGCTTAGTCGTCGCACTCTATTTTCGAGTTAGGTAACATCGTGAGAGTGGCCATTTCCGAGTGCGAGATATACAGGGCTTTAGGTGCAACGAAGGTCACTGAAATAGTGTTGTGCCCCGTGACTTTGTTAAACCTAATCTCAATATCGTCTCCTATGCGGTAGGATTGACCGATTTTAACGGAGCGAGTGAGTCTACCGATACCAGGTTGCAGGACTTTAAGTGGCTTTGACATCTTAGGTGTTCTCCCTAATGAGGCGGGCATCTCTAGTCTCATGACGGCATTTTCCGCACTTCAACGATGGCCCCATATCGTTAAACGAAAAAACTAACTTGCACCTTGCACATGTCCTGGTCCTGCATTCGACGCAAAATCCACTCCTATGGAGCGTAGGACGCGTGCATGAAGGATTCCCGCATGAGTCATATCTAGCGTGTTTAGCAGTCTCACTAGAAGGCCGCGTCTCTCTGAATGTTGCGCGTGACATCACGACACCGCCTTAAGCTTCGCCTCAAAGCGCTCGCTCTGCACATTGCACCATTGTTCTATTGTGGCGTAACGAACGCTCCAGGGGGTGAGGTAAAATCCTCCCTTGGGGTCGCCTAAGAATAGGTACGCAGGAAACGACGGCTCAAAGCTGTACTTCGGGAGTGGCACACCAATGAGCAAGGACCACGATTGAAGCGCCGTGGCGGCGAGGTTAATATCTTCCTCAGAGAGCTCGTCAGTGTAAAACTTCAGCTCCTCTTTAATCATGTTAACGGCGAAAGCTTTCCACGAGGGTGTGAAGTCGGGGAGGCTGTTGCATCTTGCTGGGGTAAAACTCTTTGTCATAAAAACATCCTTATTAGTGCTTCTTAGGCTGGTTTAACACTGTTTCATCGTGAAATAGTGCATTTGTTACTCTATTAACTTAGTTTACATAGGATCTTGCGGTGCGCAACTAGAAAAAACATTAAAAAGGGGATTTTTAATGAACACCGCACTAGAAGCACCAAGTGGAAATAATCAGTCACCGCAGCAAAGTCAGGTAGAGACCAGAGATCAGAAAACTGCCCGCATTATCAGTGATTTACAAGCTGCTCAGCGAGGTACTACAGAGCCGACTGCCAATGTTGAAGCGGGTGGCCATGATTTACCGCCGCCCGATAACACCGATAAAATCGCGCTAAAAGCTGCTCAAATCGCTGAACAGCACCAACGAAGACGCGCCGCACAGGAACAGTACCGCACCGAGAAAGCTGAGCTTGCACGCCTCCGTGCTGAGAACGCTGAACTCGCCGCGTGGAAGCAGGGACTGGGTACTGACCCACTCGCAAAACTCACTGAAATGGGGATTACCGGCGACCAGATCACAGAAAGCATCCTAAACGCACCCTCTGCCGATGAGATGCGCATTAGGAAGCTGGAGGCACGCATTGAGGAGATGCTCGCAGGTCAGACCAAGAACAGCGAGTCGACCTACCAGGAAACGAAGCGTCAGTTCCTAAATGAGACCCAGCGCCTGGTTTCTAATTCGGACGCGTTTCCCTTCATTAAAAAAAGTGGACAGGAGCAGGCCGTCGTAAATCTCATCGAAGACGTGTTCAAACGTCCCGAAAGAGAGGGTGGAGGCTACCTAATGACCGTAAATGAGGCTGCGAAAGAGGTTGAAAATTATTTACGCACCGAAATCCAGACCCTCGCGAGTCTTTTACCTCCTAAAGAGGCCGCCGCTGCCATGTCCATCGAAACTCAACCTCCTCTGAATAACGCGCGTCAGAACATTAATAGAGAGGCACCACCCACGCTTTCCAATCGGCACACGCAATCCGCACCAGCTGCGGAGAAGCTAACCGAGAAGCAAAGACGTGAGCGCGCCATTCTCGCATTCCAGGGAAAACTCTGAATGCGCACATAACCGGATTGGAACAGCGACGACGCTGACAGTCCATTCGGAGGTATAAAATGGCAACTTTTGCTAACGTAGCCAACCAGGTCGCAGCTTTAAAGGAGCTGTATTCTGGTGGTTAATCGCCACCCTCTCTAGTGATAGAGATGCTTCCTTCATAAAATGGATTACATGAAGGATTTGGTCAACTACTTATAGGCCAAATTAAAATCGGGCAATATCGGTGAACTCTGAAATTGGGAATACCGAGATAAGCCGCTCTATCAAAACAGAGCGGACATCGTAGAGCGTAGTGGGTGAACCTGTTTTAACGAACAGAATATAAACCGCCAAGAGTGCCCGACACTCCTTTAGTTTTGGAGCTGAAAATGTACGCCGAACAATCAGGAAAAGAACTGATTGAACTAGGGGATAAAAAGCCCTTAGGGTAACAACATTGCTATAAGAAAAACCCACTCTTGAGTCTACTTCCAAAAGATGAATCGAGTTCAGGTTTTGCAGGGAAGTATAAATAAAAATG